GAGACCCCGATTCAAGTAATCACAAAAGGGGTTTCGGATCTCCAGAAGATGTGGTAGACTGGTTCCACCAAGAAAGGTCTGACGACTGGAGACAGAGAGACTAATGCCAACACAATCTGAATTAATGCATTATCGCTTACAGGCGATGATACGTGAATACAATTTTCCCGAACTTCAATATCTGGGTGTTAAACCCGATAGTATTGGTGTGGATCAACACTGGTATAGTATTAATGGTAATCCTGTTCCTGTTGATGCAATAACTGAACTAGAGGATGTCGAGGAGATAGAAGATACTTGACAATATAGATAAAATTGGGTAAAATGGATGCACGACCATAGAATCGTTATGCACTTACTTTTACCCATCATCTGTATTATTCTAATTAGTACAGCAATTGTTTACTCTGTTATTCAAAAGTATGACCCTCACTAAAACCGTAGAAGAGTCTTTAAGAGACGCACAAGCACATATGCGTAATGCATTAGCATTCGCTGCAAGGAGTGAGAAACCTTATGTTAGTAAGCACATTGCTGATATGCTTGCTGGTATAGATAATCTCATCGATTCATCATTTTTACTTGATACACTAGAGGAATATAACAATGAAGAAGACATTCACTAAAATCGATAAGAAAGGTCGTGAGGAGACATGGGAGTGGGAAGAGACTCCTGAATTAAAAGATTACATCAAAAGACAAATGAAATCTAAGGTTTATCCCAAACCTATTCGTAAATGAAGCACATTGACTTTCCTAACTACGGATTTATCTTTGATGAGATGCCTGATAGTGTCTTAAGAAAAGTTCGTAGTTTATGTTCAGCAGCAAAAGACTTTGGTAAATCTCAGAATGATAAACTTGCTGGACAGTTAGAGGAAGAGTGGTATATTAACCCCAAATTAATTGACTCTGAAGTTAGAGAGTATATTCTGCAAAGCGTTCGTGATTATAATGAACGTTGGAATTATCTTGACTCTATGAGGGTAAACACTTCAGATCGTGTTATTGATATTGGTAACATGTGGGTTAACTATCAAAAGAAAACAGAGTTTAATCCAATGCATTATCATGATGGTGTGTTTAGTTTTGTTATGTGGATTGACATTCCTTTTTCATATGAGGAAGAGGCAGAGGTACCACTTGCAAAGAAATCTAATAAAGCACAGTGTGGTAAGTTTCAGTTCCACTATATTAACATGCTAGGTGGGATAACAAATCATGCTGTAGAAGCAAAGGAAGGTGATTTTGCTTTATTCCCTGCTGGTTTAAATCATTCTGTATCTCCATTTTACACATCAGATGGATACAGAATTTCTGTCTCAGGTAATTTATATTATATTACTTAGTTAAATATTACCAAGCGAAACTTGTGGCAATGGGTAAATTTAACAGGTATAGGGTCAGTAAAAAACATGTCTTTGTTGACAACGATCCAGTTTTGATGTATTATGTAGAGAACATACCATTCGCCTTTGATGCCCTTGAAAAGGATCAGAGAGAAGATAAGTGGGTGTTATCTGAAGCAGCAATTAATGAAAGTTATACCTTAGATGATATTCTTAGGTTCTCTGATTACTTGGTTGCTGAAGAATGTCATCCAGTATTGTTTGATTTAGACCTAATTAACCCTGAAGTATTACCTGATGAATACGTTTCTTGAATTATTTGAAGGCACTTTTGCTAACAAGCGTCAAGCACAGAGTCATCCTACTCGTTATGCACACATTCGTGTTATACATCGTAGAGTTAAAGACAACAGGTTTTATGGTGAGCAAGCATACAGTTATCTTTTGAATCGTCCTTATAGACAATTTGTTATTGATGTAATTGATGAGGGTGAATTTATTCGCCTAAAAAATTATGAGATTATAAATGCTCAATTATATGTTGGGTGTCAAAATCTAGAAAACCTTACCGATGATGTTTTAACATATCGAGAAGGTTGTGATCATATTATGAAACAAACGGGAAAGTATTCCTTTGAAGGTAAGAACGATGGATGTGAATGTTATGTTCAACGTGGTGCTCAAAAGACCTATGTTGCGAACGAAGTAAAACTCTCTAAAGAGCATTACAGTGTTTTAGACAGAGGTCTTCACGTTGATAATCATACAAAAGTATGGGGTTCGGACTGGGGTCCATTTAATTTTATGCGACAATGAATGTAACATCTCATAGAGATCCAACACCACATATTCGCATTAAGGATATATTTTCAGATGATATCCTATATTCCATATGGAATGAAATAGATGAATTACATGATCATTTACTTCCTCCTAAGAATACAGGATCTGCTCATAGAAACAATCAATTATTAAAGCAAAACTCTGGACTGTATCTTTATTCACATTATAAAGACTCGGTAGAATCATCTAAAATAATAAATGCTATACACAATGTAGTATTTCATCCACAAATAATGGATGCATGGTGTTACGATCATCTATCTAAGATGATTAAGATTACTAATTGGGAGACAGTTCTATTGAGTTATTATAATGAAGGAGATCTGTATCGACCACACCATGACGTTGCGATGTTCACTACACTGATATGGCTTTGGAGAGAACCTAAGGCATTTACTGGTGGAGACCTAAAACTAAATCAGTATGATCATATGATAAAAGCAGAAAATAATTCTGGCATAATTTTTCTATCTCCAGAGATTCATTCTGTTAGTTCTGTTATCAAAACAAATCATTGGCTTAATAAGATGGACAACTATGGTAGATATTGTATCTCCCATTTCTGTGGTATCAAAAATGTTTAGTATGCTTCCTTACAATCTTAAAGAAACCTATCAGATTACTCCTAATGCAGAAGCAGCGGAGTTCATTCAAGCAGAAGTACAAGACTATTTTGGTTACGAACAGAAATCAAAACGAGAAAAGTATGCTGATGTTTGGATCACCAAGAACGAAGGTATCAATGTAAAGACTGATAACCTTCTATCACAACAGAACAAAGGTCGTCTCTGTACTGCTGAAGTTAATCAGTGGTTGAGAGATCCAAGTAACAATCTTAAGTTCTTGTTTATTGAATACAGGAATGAAGATGGACTATTGACTTTGGTATCAACTCAAGAAGTTTATATCGAGGAGGTAGTTTATGAAATTTGTAATCAGGGTCGTGGTCTCCTACAACCCAAAAGAAATAAAGAAGGTAAGGTCATTCTAAGAGATCGTATTAGTAGAGATGAGTGGATGGAAGAGTTTAAGGTTAAATACTCTGAGTTTGTGGGCAAGCAGATTGCACGATTCAGAAAATACGAATCAGAATGGTGTTGACATTATTTTTCTTTATGATATAATACTACAGTACACAATACAAAACTATGGCAAAAGGACCAACCACAAGCGTTTCCAATGCTAAACTAAATCACTTGCTAAAAATAGCAGACACTTACTGTATCAAAGCAGAGAAGGGTGAGTGGGAAGTTGAAAAAGGAACCTACCAAGCGATTAAAAGAGCAGTAGAGCATGTTAAGACAGAGATGTTTAAGCAGAATCGTCAGAGAAAGAGAAGCATGAACATCAATTATATTGCGGATGAGGAGAGAAGACAACTGGTCAGCAGATTAAACACACAAGATTAATCAAATTTAAAAAGGGGGTTGACACCCTCTTTTTTTATGCTATAATATATTTGTTGAATCGACGGGTTCGACAAGGGTGTGACAGAATAACGCTTGTGGAGGCACGGCGTATTGTATATTAGGACAGGGGTGGTGCCCGCTGCGTATCGCAGAACCTTTACCATAGGGTCCGAAAGTCTGAGAGTCCTACTATTCACATTAGTGATTCCCTCTCAGTGAAGGTATAATGTAATCCTTTCACCCACCACACAATTCAGTTAATATCATGGTTACTCTGAGAGAACAACTACACTACATCTACATATGTGTTAGAGAAGTAACCTTGATATGCCTTACAAAGATAAAGAAGAAAATCGTAAATATCAGCGTGAGTGGGCTAGAAAGAATTCAAAGACTCGTAAAGCAAATCAAATTAGTCATAAGAGGAGAAAGCAGATAGTAGAGAATGCAAAGAAGCATCCTTGTATCATATGCAATAAAGATTTTAATCCTGTGGTAATGGATCTCATTCATGTGGATCCAGAACCTCAAAAATATAGCGTATCGAAGTTACTACAGTATGCTAGTTACAAAACATTAAAGGAAGAGATTGATAAGTGTGCTCCAATATGTTCAAACTGCAATAGATTACTACAAAATGGGTATGTAGAGCTACCCGAACTCATTGTCATGCCATAGGGTTCAAATCCTCACATAAAGAAATCATAGAACCT